AAACTTTGATAGTAAAGCATCTCATTGGCCTTTCTCCTCTAAATAAATTTCCTTCCAAATTTTTGCATCAATATTGTCATTGATGTTTTCCATCTGAGCAATAGTTAACTCACTAAAAACTAAATCAAAGACGTTTGCTACACAATCGTCATCTCTCTCTAACATTTTATAAAATGCTTTTCTAGTGGTGTCTATTGAAAACTGCCATGGGTTTTTACCTTCATGGTCTTGAATTGTTTGTGATGTAAAATTTTTCATGTCAAGGATGGTTGATAGTATTTTTTAAGAAAATAAAAATGAGGATGCTTATGCATCCCCATACGATAAACGTAGTCATACACCACCTCTAACTAATGGTGGTCTAGCATTACGTTCTAAATACCAATCCATGCTTGCTTGCTCTAAATCTGAGAAGTTAAGCTGTCCAACTAAATGGCTGTAATCATATCCAACGAATTGTGCTAATTGCATAATCCTTGCATAGATCTCGTTGTATCTGTGTCTAATCTCTGTTAGATACCATTCACGAAATACACTTGAATTTCTAAATCTTCTTGTGTAAACAACGTCAGTTAACGGATCTGGAGCTTTATCAACGACATAATTGTGATAATCTGCCATTCTGTTTTTAAATTTAACTGGTACGCATCTCCAGTAAGAGTTAGATCTTCTGAGATTTTTTTCATCTGCCAACCAAGTTTGGATGACGATTCCAGTTTCATACCTTTGTAAAGGTACTATCAATTTTTTTAATTTAACCTCGTAACTAGAGATAAGCATATGTATCTCAGCTTCGGGTAAATTGATTTGATGTTTGGTCTGTTCCATGTTAGTTAATAGAAATTAGTTAACGGAAAGTGAAAGAGGGGAGGTTCGAGTTAAAAAGCATATTCCTCTGGGGTCGCTTACCCATGCCCCCTCATTAAACACATTAACATAGATGTATACCTTTGTCAAACAATTGATAAATTACCTATAGACTTTTTGTATGAAATATGCCAACATAGAATACATGGATAACACAAAAAATTACAAATCACCAGTAGACATTCTTATCGAAGAGTTTGGTGGTATCAGGCCACTTGCCAGAGCCGTAGGAAGAAACAGCGGTAGCATTTGGAAGTGGTCTAAGTCTGGACTAGTTCCTTCTAATATGCAACAAAAGGTTTTAACTGTTTGTTGGGATAAAGATTTAAACGTGACTCCCCACGATATTATTTTCGGTAGAAATTGATATGCAACAAACATTATTTAAGTTAGCTGATCCAGAAACTAACTTTAGTAGTGTTCATGTAAAAGATTTTATTGTTAAACCTGTTTCTATACAGCAAGTTAGAAATTTTGTTGAAAATTGGCATTATTCTAAAAATATTAATGGATTAAGAGTTTCCCATGTGTTTGGTTTGTATCACCATAATGATTTAGTAGGCTCTATTATCTATGGCTCATTGTCTATGGCTAACACATGGCAAAAATACGGCAACAGAGAAGACGAGGTTATAGAACTTAAAAGGTTATGTTGCGTAGATGATACAAAGAAAAATACAGAAAGTTTTTTTATTGCCAAAACAATTAAATTTTTAAAAAAATTTACTAATTATAAAACCATAGTTTCTTATGCAGATCCTTTTTATAACCATAATGGAACTATTTATAAAGCTAGTAATTTTAAACATAAAGGATATACGGATAAAAGTAAGGTAATACTTTATAACGGCAAAATTTACCATGATAAAGCTATAAGGTCTGTTGATGACAATAAAAACTACAAACCATTTACTTATGAAATAAAAAAAGCATTGTTAGAAGGTAAAGCTAGATATATAAACAAACCACCGAAGCACATATATTGTTATCAGATACACAGAAAAAAAGAAAATAATTTAATTAAAACTAAAATAATAAAACAATTAAATTTATTATGAATTGCTATTGGTGTGATAATAAATTATCTCTGGTTTTTGAAAAAGAGATAAAAAATGATCCATTTTCTGTAAGAACCATTTTAGAATGTAACAAATGTCAATCTCAATATTATATTTTAAAAAAAAGAGATGCTTACGACTAGCCAAAAAAAAAGAGGGTTTTTATACCCTCTAGTCTTTTTAGTGTGAAGTGTAGGCGGTAAGGCGGTTCTTTAAGGAAAGATTACTTACGCTTTAATGATAACAATGTCACCTAGTCAACCTACATATTATGTATTGCCAGAATCTTGGTTTACATCGTATTCTACAACCTCCCAAACGTGTATAAACGTCTGTAACCAATCTATTTGCTGACCAGTTAACTTTTCCCTATATGGAGGGCTAGTTAAATCATCCGCTGACATATTAGGTAGATGATGTTTCTTGCAGTAAGCTTGAAATTGTTCTACTAGCCATAGTTGTTGTTTAGCTAAAGTCATTTTTAAAACTCCTGTCTTTGGATTGAATCTTGTAACTCCTCTAATTGTGATTGTGGGAGAAATCTTACAAATGAATCTATAAGTTGATGATCTGTGTAATTAAGATCTCTTAACTGGTCGATCATGTGGTCTTTGAGTTCTGATGGTGTCATGTCAAATAAGGATTAGGAATAAAAGTAAATAAGGAAATAGTGCAAAAGCCATCATTTAGCTCCTTTTTTGCGATAAACAACCGCATAACTGCATGACTCTGCTAATTCTGGATTGAGTACGTTTTCACAAAATTTGTCGTACTCTGGCTCTAACCAGTTTTCTAATTCATTATCTGAATCAGAGTAACAAGAAACTTTTAAATCGTTTCCTCTTCTCACATAGTCGAGGTCGATAGCTTGAACTAATTCCTCATAATCACAATCAATAGTAAATACTATTCTGTATTTCCAATCATGTGTAACCTGATCGGTAACTATTGGATAATCGCAAAGTGACATTGGCATGGTCTTAAAAAATAAATAATGTGAATAAAAAAAGGGTGAAATTATTCACCCAAGTATGCGTCTACAAGTTCTTTATATTCAACAGAACCTTGGACTAAATCTTTGCTAGTGATGTTAGCAATAGTAGAGCTAGACATAAAAGCATTAATAAATGCATCTTTAACTCCTTTACCCTTAACATCTCTATAGTCTGTGTGTAATGCTTGATCGCAAAATACAACAAATGCACGTTTACCCTCGGCTTTAGTACGCTTTAGCAATCTTGCATATGTACCGTTGAAAGTCATAAACCACAATGTAGCTTCTTCTACTATTTGGTTTGGTGTGAAAGTCTCTTCCATTGTCTGTAGTTAATTAAATTAGTTAGGGAAACAATCGGTTCGACATACCGATTACTATTAAGTGTATACATATGTCATACATATGTCAAGAAAAAAAATAAAAAATATTGCGATTTATCTAATATTTCTTTATATTATGGTTAATTTTACCTTTCTTATTAATGATTCCCATTACTCAGGTTACTAGAGAGTATGTTCAAGTAAATTCTGAGGGTTACCGTATTAATTCTAGTCATTGGAATTATTCTATAGACCAATCTGTAGTTGATTCTATTTTATTGTTAAGAGATGAATTTAATTTAGGTTATGGAACATTAGGGAAAGTTTTTAATTTACCCAGAGGTACAATTGCAAAAATCGTTAAAGGACAAATCCGCTGTCAAACTCCAGACCGTTGGAAAACAATCTACAAAACTCGGACGGCCTACAGAGAAAGTTGATCCTGTTGAAGCTAAAAAAATTTGTGATTGGATTGCTCACGGTAAAACTTTGAGGGAATATTGCCGTACAAATGGAAGCGTTCAATGGAGAACTATTTATAAATGGTTGGATAAAGATGAGGAGTTTCGGTCAGCCTTCGCACGGGCGAGGGATACAGGGTGTGAGATTCTATTTGAGGAGTGTTTAGAGCTAATTGATACTCCTCCTGTTTATTGTGGCTCTGAAGGGAATACACGCATTGATCCAAGCTTTATTAATTGGCAAAAGAACAGAGTTGAAACAAGAATGAAAATGCTTGCTAAGTTCAACCCCAAGCGGTTTGGAGATCGTCTAGGGGTAGACCATGATGGTGGAGTTGCATTAACAGTACTTACTGGAGTTCCTGAGAAATAACAGCATCAAAGATAATGTGCCATCTATCGCTATCTCCATTGTTTTCTGCGGAGTGAAGAACTTTATTGTTAAACCACCATACCTCTCCTACTTCAAGGTTTAGAACCCAGTTGCCACTAGTTAGAAAGCAATGTTGATTGCTTCTTAGTACGATATGAAACCTCTCATAATGATCTGCATATGTTCCCTGATCTATGTGCCTTGTTACTTGACTAGTGGACTTCAAGTTAACTATTAGTACCCTTCCTAACTCCTTAACTTGTAGCTTGTTTAATATTGGTCGCATCAATGGTATTAATGCTGTCTTGAGATATTCCATGCATGGATAGTCATATGCTCCAATGTCGTAAAGAAGATAGTAAGGAGACATCTTCAATGCCCCTCGAACATAGATAGTCTCGGTGTCTTTATGTGGTGACTTGGTGAATGTTTGCCTTGTTGTTATCTCATCCCATAACTCTGGTCTAGCATCCAACAACTCAAGCAATGGTTCAACGTCTAACCCATGAGCTATACGTTTAAAGTATTTTGTATGGGTCATAATCGGCCTTCTGTGTAGCTTCTTTACGTCTTTTAATGTATATGTCTTCGGGTTGTTTCTTACCAACTGGAAGGGCAAATGTAAGAGCTAGAGCATCCGCAAGATCAGGTGATCCACCACCCTGTAATCTCTTCTTAATCTGATCCTTAGACTCCAACACTCTCCTACCCACATTGTCGTACCAGTATATGGGTGTAGCCAATTCTTGTTTGAGTGCCACATTATCAGGTATCGCACCACCTTCCTCTACCCACTCCTTCATTAACCACCACATCTCAGTTCTACGGTTTATGTACTTATCGGGATATGTAGCCTTACCACCAAACGGTATCTCGATTACGTCATATTTAAGTTGTCTTAATCTATCGATTACACCACCTCCACCACCACTATCACAAAACACAGCATCAGGTTTATGCTCCTCCATAAGATTGGCAACCCTAGTAGCTAAATCCATATTGTCTATACCACGATAAATAACAGGTTTAAAAGCTTGTCTACCCTGTCTACGAAACACTACAGATCGATCATCCCCAAATCGTGCAATATCTACACCTAACACTACTGGCGAATGTCTCACATGATCTAATTGATACACACGTTTAGATGCTTCTTCGGTATCTGCTAATGCTATTAACTGATCATCACCCTGTGCTGAGAAGTCGCATAGATATTCCCTAGCAAAACTAGTCTCACTCATATCACGTTTAAGACGCTCTACCTCAGAAGGATGCAACGAATCTGTGTCATATACGGTATATCTAGAAGCTGTCCAATCTTCCTCATCAAGTGCTTTGTAATACAACTCGCTAAATAGATTAATACCTGACGGTGTACCAATAAAAATGCACCAACCCAAACGGTCAGATAGACAAGGCTGTACGATGTCCATCCACAATTCTGGTTTTATATTGGCAACCTCATCCAAAATACAACCATCAAGTCTTAATCCACGCATAGCATCAGGATTATCACCACCAAATAACCTAATAATTGCACCGTTATGTTTAAATTTTATAGATAATTCACCTTCATTTATTTCTATAGCAGAGCGTTGTCTTAATGGTTCTAGTTTTTGTTTTAATCTCGCCCAACTAATAGCTTTAGCCTGACGTAAGAAGGGAGCAACATAGGTAAATATGGCAAGATCTTTATCTGTTTTCATGGCTTTGTCTATTAATTCCATGATTGCCAGTTCAGTTTTACCTGATCGTCTATGCAATGCGTAGACACTAAACCTTTGTTTGTTTATATGACAAAGTCGCTGCCATTCACGAGGGGTATAATCGAGACTTACTTGCATTAATTAAAATTAATTCCAATAATAGTTATAAGTATTATATCTTTTATGACTAGTGTGACCGTAACTAATGAATCAGCTTGTACTGTAAACAAAAGTAGAGTGTCAAAACCTACGATTGAACTTGCAACGCTTTCTGATTGGAAGGACAAAGCATCACCATTATTTGAAGAGCATTACCAAGAGATTGCTCTTAACAAAGAATTAATGCAGTTAGATGTTAATTGGCCTTTGTATGAAGAATTAAATAATAAACAAGCGTTATTTGTTTATTTGGCAATGCAAGACAACGTATGTATTGGTTATTCTCTTAATTTGATAACGTATCATTTGCATTATGCAGAACTAAAATACACTCAAAATGACGTTTTGTTTATCAAAAAAGAATTTAGAGGTGGACGTTTAGGATTGCAGTTAATCAAAGTAACTGAAGATCATGCAAGATCTATCGGATGCAAAATGATGTTATGGCACGGTAAAGAAAACACCGCTTTATCAAAGTTACTACCAAAACTTAAGTATGGTGTACAAGAAATCATGTTTTCAAAGGAACTTTAATTATGGTATTTACAGCGGTTGTTGGTGCAATTAGTGCATATTCTGCATATAAAACTGGTCAAAACCAGAAAAAGCAGATGAAAAAGCAGATGGAAATGCAACGTCAAGCTAATTTAGAAGCTAGACAAAGGGCAAAAGAAGCAAAAGAGCGGGCACAAATAGATCAAAACAAAGCAAATAGAAAGAAAGCAGATGTAAGTGCATTGTCTGCAAAAGAAGAACAGGCTGCATTAACAGGTCCTGCGGGTACAATGCTTACAGGTAATCAAGGTGTAGATCCTGAGAAACTTAAACTAGGTGGTAACACATTATTAGGCGGTTAATCAATGAAAACAAAACGTGCTGATCTGTTAACAAGATGGGGTCATCTTAGAACTGAGAGGGCAACGTGGTGGTCACATTGGCAAGAAGTGACAACATATCTGTTACCAAGAAACGGACGTTATTTTGTACAAGACAGAAACAAAGGACATAGAAGACATAACTCTATATATGACAATACTGGTACTCGTGCATTAAGAACATTAGGTGCTGGCATGATGGCGGGTGCAACATCACCTGCAAGACCTTGGTTTCGGTTAGGAACTAATGACCCAGAGTTAAATAGATATACACCTGTCAAGTTATGGCTAGATGATGTAACAGAACGTATGCAAATTGTGTTTGCAAAGTCTAATACATACAGAACATTACACAGTATGTATGAAGAATTGGGTGCATTTGGTACTGCAGGTTCTATTATTTTGCCTGATCCTAAAACTGCTATACATCATTACCCAGTAACCATAGGAGAATATGCAATTGCTACAGATTATCAGGGTAAAGTTAATACTTTGTACAGAGAGTTTCAAAAAACTGTTAGTGAAGTAGTTAGAGAGTTTGGATATAACAAATGTTCAACGTCTGTTAAGAACCTGTATGACAGAGGTAGTCTTGATACATGGATAACTATTATTCATGCAATAGAACCAAGAAGTGATAGAGAGCGTGACTTTAGTAAAAAAGATAATTTAAACATGGCATTTAAATCTTGTTACTTTGAACAAGGTGGTGAAGGAGAACAGACTTTAAGAGAAAGTGGATATAAAGATTTTCCTGTTGTTGTTCCTAGATGGGGTCTAGCAGGTGGTGATATTTATGGTAACTCACCGGGGATGGAGTCATTAGGTGACATAAAACAGTTACAGCATGAGCAATTACGCAAAGCACAGGGCATTGATTACCAAACAAAACCACCGTTACAAGTACCAAGCTACATGAAAAACAGAGATGTAGACAGTTTACCGGGCGGTGTTACTTTTGTTGATGGACAACAAGGCAAAATTGAGACAGCATTTAACGTAAATCTAAATTTAAATCACTTGTTGGCGGACATACAAGACGTAAGACAACGTATTAATAGTAGTTTTTATGCTGATTTGTTTTTAATGTTGGCAAATGCTACCGATACACGCATGACCGCTACCGAAGTAGCAGAACGACATGAAGAAAAATTGCTTATGTTAGGTCCTGTACTGGAAAGATTGCACAATGAATTGCTAGATCCATTGATAGACAACACATTTAACAGGATGATAGAAGCTAATTTAATACCACCTGCACCAGAAGAATTGCAAGGACAAGATTTAAGCGTAGAATTTGTTTCTATGTTGGCACAGGCACAACGTGCAATTGGTACAAATAGTGTAGATAGATATGTTAATAATTTAGGTATGGTTGCACAAATGAAACCCGAAGTACTTGATAAGTTTGATTCTGACGTATGGGCTGATAGTTATGCTGATATGTTAGGTGTTGATCCTAAATTAGTAGTTGCAGGTGAGCAAGTAGCTAGGATTCGTGAAGAAAGAGCAGCCGCACAACAAGCAGCAGCACAAGCAGAACGACAACAACAAGCTGTAGAAAATGCAGTAAAATTAAATGACTCAAAAACTGGTGATCCATCTATGATGGATATAGTCGGTCAGTTTAGTGGCTACAATTCACCATCACCAATGGAGGTTTAAATGGACAAAAAAACACCAGACAATTTTAATTATGGAGACATGACGGCTGATTTCAGAATGAAATACAAGCAAATGTTAGAACGTCATAATGCTAGTAAAGGTAAGAAGAAAACAAAAAAGAAAGATTTAGCAGAAGAATTATACGGTGGTACAAATTAATGTTTGGAAAAAAGAAAAAAGAAAAAAAAGATGGAATTATAACAAACCTTCAACGTAGAAAAATACAAACATATAAAACTATGGAAGAAGCAGGAATGCTTTCTCCACAAGCAGAAAAAGAATTAAACAAACTAAAAACTCTTTATCCTTCAATGTTTTAATTATGGCTAAAAACGTAGGTCTTTGGGCGAACATCCACGCAAAACGTAAAAGAATTAAGGCAGGTTCTGGTGAAAAAATGCGTAAACCGGGGTCGAAAGGTGCACCAACAGCTAAAGCATTAAGAGACAGCCAAAGCAAAAAAGCATAATGGTGTGACCGTAACCCAGTTATCACTAGATATATTAATACATGAGTGAATACAATCCTCTCGACCTCAAAGGTCAACAAAAATCTAAAGACAATAAAAAGTCTGAAGAAAAGATTGACCGACAAAATGAAGAGTCGGACATCAAATGGCTCATGAGCAGCAAGAGGGGTCGCAGATTTATCTGGAGACTTCTGGAAATGGCAGGTGTATTTCGATCATCGTTCAACA